GGCCAAGTGCCGCAGTTTTAAAAGCTCAAGAAAAAGCTGACAAGATTGCTGAAGGACAGGTTGCTTTGGGTGATACCATTTCTACAGCAGAAACCTTAGTCAAAGATTTAGCCAAAATGGGTGGAATGACAAGCACATCAAAAGGCCCTCTTGCAAATTTAGTAACATCTTTGCAAACAGGAACTGTTGGTCAAATGGGTGGTCGTGCATTTGGTACAAAAGAACAAGCAAAACGTGATGAACTTAAGAGCGTTCGACTGCAATTGCTAAATGCCGTAAAAGAAGCTACTGGCATGAGTTCTCAACAACTTAACTCCAATGTTGAATTAAAAACATATTTGGATTCTTTGGGTAGCGAAGGCATGACAAAAGAGGCAAACTTAGCGATCTTAGATAATCTATCAAGGCGTTACCTTAAAGGTGAAGCTGCTCAACCCGCAAAAAATAAGTCTGACCCATTGGGTATTCGTTAAGGAGTTTTTTATGGCTACGATTGCTGAAATTCGTAAAGAATACCCGCAGTATTCGGATATGTCCGATACTCAATTGGCTGATGCTTTTCATTCAAAATTTTATTCAGACATACCTAAAGACACTTTTTATACGCAACTTGGTATAAAAACAACACCAGTATCAAACTTGGAGCTAATGTTTGGTACTGGTAGTCCTATTGCCAGAACAATCAAAGGTGCAGTAGTAGACCCTGCGTTGGCTGTCAATCAGTTGTTAGCTAGTACGGGTTTATTTGGTAAAGATATTAAGCAAGGCGCAACACAACTTGTAAGTGATGTTGAGCAAGCAACCACCGAAGGTCGTGCAAGAGTTGGTAGTAGTGGTTTTGACCCATATCAGATGCTTGGAAATGTTATTAGTCCTGTAAATCGTTTGGTTGGTGTTACACAAGCACCACTTCAAGGTGCAGGTTTAATGGCTAACATAGCTCGATCTGGAAGCACTGGTGCGGCTTTAAGTGCATTGCAACCAGTAAATGCTCCTGTAGATCAGTTTGGCGAACGCAAATTAGAGCAAATGGCTACGGGCTTTGTATTAGGCCCTGTTGTAGAAGGTGGTGTAAAGGCTATTGGAGGTCTTTTAAACACTTTAAAGGGTTTAACTCCTACTGGTCGGCAAGAGTTCATGCAGAAACAATTAAATGAACTTGCTGGTTCTGATCGAACAAAAGTGATTGAAGCATTGCGTGATGCTAAAGAATTAGTAAGTGGTTCTCGACCAACAGCGGCACAAGCAATTTCTGATATTCCTTCAGCAGTTGAACTTGCGGCAGCACAGAGCAAACTTGCTAGTAAAACAAAAGTAGCAGGTGAGTTTCAAGAGCGTTTGGTAGAACAACAAGCGGCTAGGGCAAGAGAAATTCAATCTGTTGCTGGTACTGAAGCACAGAAGGCCGCTTTAATTGCTGAACGAGAAAGCGTAACAACACCAATGCGTGAAACTGCGCTTGAACAAACTAATCTTGCAGGGCCTATCTTTACTAAGTTAGAAAAAGAAATTTCAGATAAGTTTAATAGCTTGGCGGCTGCTGAACAAACATCTGGCATGACAGGTTTAGCTGCAACAATCCAAAAATCTTTAGCTGAAAAAGGACAACCTGGTTGGCTGTCTGCGGGTGATATTGCGTCAGAGGCGGCAGGTCGTGCAAAAGCATATAAAGAACTTGCAGGAACATTGCGTGGTGAAGCTCAACTAAAGCAATTTCAACTTAATAGCTTAGAACAAAATGGATTCTTTCCATTGCGTGCATCCGATTTGACAGACCAACTAGACAAAGCCATTCGTGGTACTGTATCTGACCAAAGCAAAGCTGTTTTGCAAGGTATTAGAGATAAAGTTGTTTCTAAAGCTGATGAAAACGGCTTGCTAAATAGTCGTGATGTGTACGAAAACATTAGAAAAATATCTAATCAAGATGTAGCAAAAATGCTTAATCTTGGTGAGCAATATGCTTCTGGTGGAATTCCTCAACAAGCGGCTAAAGCATTGGGTAGTGCAAAGCAATTTATTGATGCTTCCTTAAATAAATCATCTGATGGATTGTGGGGTAAATATCTTACTTCTTATGCAGATTACAGCAAGAAACTTAATCGTATGGAAGTTGGAGATTACTTATCTAAGAGTTTAAATACTCCTTTAGGTAAAGAATCTGCTGGTGAGTTTGCTACGGCTGTTGAGAATGCGGCTGGAACAATTAAAAAATCTACTGGTATTCCTCGATTTGAGAAGTTGTCTGACGTTCTTTCTCCTTCTGAGGTTTCTTCTGTAAACAACGTATTGGCAGACCTAAAGCGGGATTCAAAAGCAAAAGAACTTGCAAGAAAAATAAGTGCGCTTGAAATTGGTGGCCCTGAAATTTTAAAAGAAGCCCCCCAACTGTTAAACAGAACATATACAGTAATGAAGGCGGCTGTTGAATACTTACAAAGAGGCAATGCAGATGCTTACAACAAGCAGATGGCTGAGTTGATGATGAACCCAGGTGCTCTAGCTCAGTTTATGACTGTTGGCATACCAAAAGGCAAAACGAATGAGTTTGTTTCTTCAATGATGAAGTTAATGGATGCTCCAACTAGATCAGCATTTATTCAGTCGTTTACAGTACCTGCTGCGGCTAAAGAAGTTGGGGATTCACAACTTACTATGGCAGAGTAATGAGAGACTTTGCCGAAGCATTTGTTGCGGCAGTTTGTATCTCTTGCTTTGTTGTCTTTTGTAGTTACATCATTATTTGGGCGTATCCGTGAAATGGTTAATAGCACTTGTTTTAATTCTCTCGCTTCAATCTACAGGGCAAGACCTTTGTAGTGTGCGTGAGTTTTACATCATTGCTTACACAATACACAACCCAAGTGAGCGTCATCAGCAAATGTCTATATGGCTGACAAACCATCAGAAGTTATGCAAAAGTTCCGACTTTGTTGTAATTTGGAATAATCTGAGTGAATGGGCGGGTGCGGCTGATGGTGCAGAGTTAAGACATAAGGTTGTTCAAGGATATAAGACAGCACTTGAGAGGGAAAAGAAATGATAGACACAATCAAATTGTTCCCTACTGTTCAGCCCTCTGGTTATCCAGATAGACATGACCTTGCTCAAGTTAAGCTAGAGAAACAGCATGAGATGAACAAGGCAAATGAGTTAGCAAAGCAGAAACAGACAGAACTGCAAGACTTGGCGTTTGAGATTTATACTAAAAAAGTAGTGCAAGAGCGACTCCGCATGGAGATATTTCAGAATCGTAAACTGGATATTTATGTATGACCAAGAAACCGATAAAACCATCAATAGAAGTCAAAGACAAGTTAACCCTGTGGGTGACTCTCATGGTAAGCGCAACCCTGTGCATCTCTGTTTTGGCTATGGTAATCAGCTTTATGCTTGGCCTCTGGGCCAAAGAAGTGGACAACGCAGAAATATTCAAGATGATTTCACCCGCTTTTTCTACTCTTATCGGAGGCATGATTGGCTTCCTGAGTGGTATCAAGCTGATGCAAAATGACGAAAAATCTAAATGTAAGGACTAACCATGTTTGAAATGTTATCTGGTGGAATCTTAGGTTCAATCTTTGGTGGGGTCTTCCGACTAGCCCCTGAAGTCCTTAAATGGATGGACAAGAAGAACGAACGAGCACATGAACTCAATATGTTTAAGTTTCAATGCGATCTTGAACAACAAAGAGGCGCACAGAAACTCGCAGAAATAGGCGCACAAAGAGAGGCCGCTGTAGACGTAGGTGTCATGAATGCCTTTCAATCAGCCATAGAACAGCAAGCAACGATGGTTAAGGCCGCAGGTGGATGGGTAGCCTCACTTTCTGCTTCTGTACGTCCTGTAGTCACTTATTGGGTTCTGTTTGTCTGGTCATTTATCCATGTTTGGTTTGCATGGAACGCATGGTTAGCGGGTGCGCCAGCCGTTGAAGTCTTCAAAACGATGATGACACCAGACTTTTCTGCCTTGCTATCAGGAACAATTAACTACTGGTTTCTTGATAGAACTTTGTCTAAGCGTGGGTTATGAACTTAGAACTGGCAGCGGAACTATGTAAAAGGTTCGAGGGCTTTCGTTCTAAGCCCTACCTTTGCCCTGCTAACGTGGCTACGATTGGCTACGGGTCTACCTACTATGCCAATGGTACTAAGGTCACATTAAACGATCCTCCAATGAGTCAGGAAGAGGCTCATTTGCTTTTAATGGTTGAGCTAGAGCATACCTACCTACCAGGCGTTGTCAGAAACTGTCCGATTCTTCTGACAGATGAAAAGAAGTGCAATGCCATTGTGGACTTTTGCTATAACTTGGGTACAGGCAGACTCCAAACATCTACCCTCAAGCGGAAAATCAATTCCCAAGATTGGGAAGGGGCTAAAGAGCAACTGATGCTCTGGAATAAAGGCGGTGGTAAAGTTCTAGCAGGTCTGACAAAGCGCAGAGTTGCTGAGTGCGCATTGTTAAATTAAACTGTAACAATACTTGTATAAGGTGTTGTAATGCCTAACATTCCTACGCCAGAACAATCACAACTGTTTGCACAAAGTGTCAGAAAATGGCAACAAGTGCTTAGTCTGGGTGATTGGAGAATAGAGAAGGGAAGCAAGGCGGCAAAGGCTGCTATGGCTTCTGTGGAGTTCAATGCTTCTGCTCGATTGGCTACTTACAGACTAGGCGACTTTGGTGCTGAGAAGATCACCCCTGAGTCTTTAGATCAGACTGCTTTGCATGAGTTACTTCATGTGTTCCTACATGACCTAATGACTGTGGCACAAGACCCCAAGTCATCTCAGGATGAGATTGAAATGCAAGAGCATAGGGTTATCAATCTGCTAGAAAAGTTACTTTCAAAGGATTCCAATGGGTAGTCATAATGAAACGTGTAGCGATACTGAGTTTATCCAATTATGGGGACAACTTCAATCTGCTCAAAAAGTAGCTGACCATCTTGGAATAGCAAACAGGGCGGTTCATTTACGCAGAAGATATATTGAAAAAACTTACAACATGGCACTTCATGCAAGTGACCATCGTGGTGTTAAATACGACAAAAACAAACCTAAATCTTTCTCTCCTTTAAAACAGGTAGAGCTTGGAATGCTAGATGGCACTGTCATAGTCTTCTCAGATGCTCACTTCATACCTGGTCAACGAACAACGGCCTTTAAAGGCCTTCTATGGGCTATAGAACAGTTCAAACCCAAAGCCATAATCTGCAATGGTGATGCGTTTGATGGAGCGTCTATATCACGCCATGATGTGACTGAACTTCCCCAAACTTCTGTCATTCAAGAACTCAAAGCTACGCAAGGTGCGTTGGGTGAGATTGAGGAAGTAGCTAAAGCAGCGAGACACAATGTAAAGCTCCTGTTTACATGGGGCAATCACGACATTAGGTTTGGCAATAGATTAGCTCAACAAGCCCCACAGTTTAAGGAAGTACAAGGTTTTAAGCTGACAGACCATATAACTGAGTGGGACTTCTGTTGGGCAGTATGGCCTACTGAAGATGTGATTATCAAGCACCGATATAAAGGTGGTATTCATGCAACACACAACAATACTGTCAATGCGGGTGTGTCAATCGTTACTGGACACTTGCATTCCTTGAAAGTCACCCCGTTTAGTGACTATAACGGAGTTCGGTACGGGGTAGATACAGGAACTTTAGCTGAGACTGATGGCCCACAATTTAACTATGCTGAAATAAATCCAAACAACCACAGATCGGGCTTTGCGGTGTTAAACTTCTTCAATGGTCAGCTTTTATGGCCTGAACTCGTCCATAAATTTGATGAGGACATGGTTCAGTTTAGGGGTGAAGTGATTGATGTAGGTGCATTTTGAGTGCATGGCTAATCATTCTGACGGGGGCTATTTACGCCTATATCGCTGGTGAACAGCTTTGGAAAGACAACCCCTACATGGCTATCGTGTACGCAGGGTACGCATTTAGCAATGTGGGGCTTTATCTGTTGGCAAAGTAGATTTTATTCTTCGTCAGAAGTTAAACCTGCAACTACAACTTCTTCTTCCTCTGTATCTTCTTCAAAGTCTTCATCAAGTGGGTCAATTGCTTCATATTCAACTGCCCATCCATTTTCTTCTTGGAACTCGATAAACTCTTGAATGACTTGAATCTTCTCGAAGTCATGGGTTTCAACTGTAACTTTCTCACTGCCTGTCCAACCAAATTCCATTTCAAATTTCATGATTTTCTCCTAGCGCAACCGATTGTTGCTGTTAAATCGTAGATCAAATTTATGTCATAAACAAGACTGAGTTTTACCTAACTCTCCTTAACTCCATCACTTTCTCGGGTGGTGGTGGCAGCATTTTCTCACTTGGTGGATTCCATCCATGTTTCTTCCATAGTGCTTGAACATCTGATCCAGACTCCCATTTAAAGTCTTTCATGGGGGTAGATGGATAACTTATCTTGGAATGCGGTGGTAGTTCTATCATTTTATTGCTCTCATAATCCTCTGATTTCTGCCAAACCGACCTCGTTTGACACCAGTAACTTCAATAAATCCCTTGTCTAACAAAGCACGATACCTTGCAGTTATAGAGGAATATGGGTAGTTTGGGAACATACCAAGGATGTCGTCTGAGATACACCCCTCTGGATGGCTTTTAATGGCCTCATAGACCATTTGTTCTAGCTTGGTAGTATCAACTGCTTGAGCCGCCTGATGGCTCGTTGTAGGGTCTTCTCTTCTGGCCAGTTGAAACGCTGGCGTACCAAAGAATCTCTCCATTGATTGCTTCATGTTGTCAAAAATCATTTATTAACTCCCATTAGGTGGGGCTACGACTGTTCGCCTACTAGCTTTCAAAAAAGTAAAAAACAGCTTTCACCCCGTGGTTATATTAACTTAAAACGGCATATCCTGATCTTCAAAACTAGCCTTTTTAGGGGCTTGTTTGGGCTGATAGTCTTCTTTAGGAGATATTGCTAACCCCATATACTTTCCGGTCTTACCTTCTTTAATCCATGCACTAAGCCAGAATTCTTGATTATTGACTGTTAGATATCCTTTGTAATCAGGATGTTTCTCTGATTCTTTTCTGTCGTTTTTGAACAAAACACCTGAGTTATCACGATTTTCCATTTAGATTTCCTTTGCTTTCTTTAACGCTGCACGCACTTTACTAGGAAGCAGAGTCCATAGAGCCACTTTTTGTTCTGAATCTAGGTTCTGCTCTTCCAATTTTACCCAAGCTGCCCTTGGATCACCCTGTTCGCAAGTAGCAATCAGTTCCATTGCTAATTCCTCTAGGTGTCTTAATTCCTCAATGGGAATGTTATCTTGTGCGCCTTGAGTGGGTGTAATCACTACTGATCTACCCTCTTCTGGGAGGTCTTCACCCGCATAGATGTATAGACCCAAGCCATGCAGACTTAAAGCCTTTGTCATGCAACGCATGATGGCTGTGTTTACTGCAAAAGCATCGGGAGTTGGGATGGCCTTGTTTCGATAGTCCATCACAGGCAATTGACAGGTCATTGGTTTGCCAAACATGGTAGCGGTAACGAACACCATTGCCGTACCATTTATGTCCATGAAACACTTGTCGCCAAACATCTCTACCTTGTAGGTAGCAGTAGGATCAGCCTTAAGAGCTTCTGCCCATGCCCAAGCCCACGATAGGTAGGTCAGGTTGTTTTTCTTCTCTGTATGAGAATTGACATCTTTTTTAAGTAATGCTTCTATTGACA